GTATTGTAAACGAAAGGAAGCAAATTATCATCATATCCACGCTCATGATGCTGCTTATCTGCGTAAATCTTGAAATCAAGGAAACGAGGACGAACAGATTCTGTTTCTTCCAAAGCCTCGTCATTCATTTTCGACCAAGTAGCCATACTCTTATGCCAAGCATTCGAAAATGTCCAGGTCGAAGGAAGTTTCTGGATCGTCAAAGTACCTTGAGAACCAGGTAATGAGTGCAGAGTAAAACCTGCAACAGCCCAAGCCAAACCTTGACGGTAAAACCGACGGTTAACTAGAGAAGCACATTGTGATAGATCAATGTAAGTGCGCTTACCAGTAGGATTTGCTTCAATAGAAAATAAAAGATTTAATTCAGCAGGTTCTATTTTCTTAATTTTAGTCAATTTGTTGTTATTACGTCCACGGGCCATAAGAGGGTCCAAGTGTAGGAGGTTTATCACTTTGACCCCGAAGACTTCGCTTCTTCCCGCAACAAGTTGCTACACACCCCTCGCAGATATAATTACCAGATGCATGCACCCGGATTCTATCTCCTCGCCTTTCCACCGACGATGACAGTCTAAGAGACTTTTCCATCTATGTATAGGTAAACACGGTGGGCCCTGAAAAAGTAGAACCTCCGGTCCTGCCTACTCACTCACTCCGTTCGCTCCGTTCCTTTTTCCGAGACGGGCCTTTTCAAGATGCATCCTGTCACGCAAGCGCAAATGCGGAGGCAATTGATCATAGTCAAGGACTAACTGATAGTGCTGCACACTTTCGTACGCTTTTTTGTCACTGTCGTTTTTGGGCGTATCGGTGTGCCTGTTCGCACTTCTCCCCGCTTCGCGGAGGCAATACGTCTGATGCCAATATGATTGGAATCGCCGAGCGCATTTTCTACACTGATCGTAAATACTCATTCTTCTTCTTCCTCCAATACTTCAATAGTAAATGGATGTAATTCCATTAACAATTTAGCCAAAGCATAAATCCTGTCATCAATACTCATTACTGCCACTCCCAGTAAGACTCGTAGTACAACGGTTTCAGAAACTGACCCCGCATCAATAACACCTGCAGTCAAAGGGCCAGCAATGTTTGCATATTCGAATTCCCATGATTACTGCAGTAATAACAGGGAAATAATACTATTCACGAACATTTTCATTTTGAGCTTGGTCATGATCTAGAATATCTAGTTCACACCAACAATCGTAACAAAGTTTACTCTCATCATCAATCATTGTAACAATTTTACATTCTTGACAAGGTTTCTCCATTCGAATCACCTCAAATAATGTTCAGCAATGGTAGATATGTTATCGCCCATTCCCATTATTCCTTTATCCCAGAAATTCCCAGGGGAAGTGTACAAATCTAAAGCCTGTTTTGCACCTTCCTCACCAAAGATAGCCTGGCTAATTCCAGTTCCAATAACAGCCCCTGAAGTATAACCAACTGCAATGGCTGAAAGTCCTGTTGCAGCAGCAGAACCTAAAGTGTGAGCACCACCTGCAACAAGGCGAGTACCAAGAACGCCTCTAACAGCAGCAGCATGCGCTCTAACCCCAAAAGAAGCCAAGTGATAGGCTTGCCTAAGTTGGGCGGGATTTCCGGTGAAAGCGTAGCGTGCCGCTCCAAATCCCGCAGTAGCCGCAGTAAACTGCCAAAACTTTTCCTCAATATTTGAGCCAAGATACCAGAGATCAATAGGGCGAACCACATGTTCACTTCCTTGATTTCTTCACACTAACCAATTTTTTAGTAGACTTTTTCTTATCAGTATAACGGTAACGAACAAGTTTACCGTCTTTTTTGAAAGTCTTTCCGTAATTATATTTAGCCATAATAATCACATATCCTGCATAGGTTCAGCCAGGTAACCACGATGATTACCGGGAACCAAATGAACTTGAAGAATAGCACCTTCTAGTGTACCAAATGGATCACTAAGTTGAATTATTCCACAAGGGAATACTCCACCACGAGCAGTGGTGCGATTAGTAAAACCAGTTTCCGTGGTAGCCTGAGTACTCATACGATCAACGAAAACCATAGCCGGTAACTGATGTTCTCCACCAGGATAACGAGTGTCGAAACTAGTACCGTCATTTTCGAATGGATAAGGTGCCTGATTATTCTCAGAGATCATATCATCAAGAACCTTATCATCCTGCTCAGTTCCTTCATTAAAAGTAGCAACCATCCAATTCTCTGGAGTTGCACCATCAGCATCAGCAGTATCATCAGGAACATTCGGATCAACGATAGCGGGAAGAGCCCGAGAATTCGCATATCCTTCAATAAGAGAAACCGCATTGAAACCAGAGGCTCCAAGACCAGGGTAATTTTCTCCAACACCAATTAACTCACGTGTATGAGTACCACCAGTTGCTGAAGTGGTATCAGGAATTACCATTTTGGATGCTTCCCACATACCAGGGTAAGCAGTAATCCTTGACCCAGCGGTATTGTAAACGAAAGGAAGCAAATTATCATCATATCCACGCTCATGATGCTGCTTATCTGCGTAAATCTTGAAATCAAGGAAACGAGGACGAACAGAT